TTTAGGTATATATGACAAAAAAGATGCTGAGGATAAAAACCTAACAATAACAATCAACAAGGCAAGTGAAAAAAATGGAAATTAGCATAACTTGTAACGACCATTTTGAGGACTTTGTTTTAGATTGGAATTATAAATTTTATTTTCTTGTTGGTGGATATGGTAGCTCTAAAAGTTATCATGTGGCCCAAAAGCTGCATCTAAAATTATTGCAAGAAAAAAGATTAGCTTTAGTTGTAAGGGAAGTATATGACACTATAAGAGATAGTTGCTTTTCGCTTTTACAAGATGTAGCAGTGGATATGGGCATATATGATATGCTTAAATTTAAAACATCGCCTATGCAAGTAACTTATCCTAATGGGAGCAAGATAATCTTTAAAGGTATGGATAAACCAGCTAAATTAAAATCTATTAATGGAGTATCTATTATATGGGTTGAAGAATGTTCCGAGGTTAAATATGAAGGATTTAAAGAACTTCTAGGTCGTTTAAGACACCCTACACTTAGCAATCATATTATATTAAGTGAAAATCCAATAGAAAAAGCTAACTGGACTTATAAACATTTTTTTATCGATGAAGAAAATGATAAGAAAATACTTGATGATGAAAAACTTTATATTGAAAGAATTATCAAGACAAATAATACATACTATCATCATTCCATCTGTGATGACAATTATTTTCTACCTCAGGACTATATAAAAGAACTTGATAACATGAAAGAGTATGATCCAGATTTATATAGAGTAGCTAGACAAGGTAGATTTGGCATAAATGGTACAAAAGTATTACCACAATTTGAGATGATGGACCACGATTTAGTTATGGCTAAAGTAGGTTCTATCCCTTCTAGATTTTATAGAGCTGGCATGGACTTTGGATTTGAAACTTCATACAACGCACTTATAAGAATTGCTATAGATGATGTAAACAAAGATTTGTATATTTACTGGGAATATTATAAAAATCATATGACAGATGATAAGACTGCTAAAGAAATAGATGAGTTTAGAGTAAATAGAGAGTTAATAAGAGCAGATAGCGCTGAGCCTAAGACAATTAAATTTTATCAACAAGAAGGTTTTAAAATGGTAGGAGCTAAAAAATATCAAGGCTCTAGACTCCAAAATACTAAAAAAGTAAAAAGATTTAAGCATATATATTGCTCAACTAAATGTGTAAATGTAAAAAAAGAATTAAAGGATCTAACATATAAGCAAAATGAAAAAGGTGAGAATATATATGATGAATTTAACATAGACCCACATACTTTTAGTGCTATTTGGTATGCACTAGATGGCTATGAGGTTGCAGATTATAAAAGACATTATCACAGCAGATAGAAAGGAGGTTATAAGATGCTTAATAGTTATCAAGAGTTTGTTACAGCAGAACTTACTGGATTATATGGCTCGGCAGTATTGCAAGAAATGAATCATATACTAAGACTATATGACATATACGAAGGCCGAGAAAACTTTATAGACAAGTCAGAAGAAAAAGACTATACACAGACAGAAAAAAGAACAAATATCATCAAGAAGCTTATAAAAGAAGAATCTAGATTTTTATTCGGCAAGACTCCAGAGTTATATGTTCAACCTAAAAATGATACAGACGCTGACAAGGATAAAGCTGAACAAATAAAACTTTATTTAGACAAGATATTAAAAGATAATCTGTTCTCAGAGAAACTTATAAAAGGCGCTAGAGATTGTTTTATAGGTAAAAGAACTGCTATTAAATTATATGCTAATCAAGAGACGAAAGAGATTAGAATAATGTTTTTACCTAGTTTAGAGTTTATATATGAAAGCGACGAAGAAAATCCTAACGAACTTAAAAAGATAATATTCTTTTATCAGACTAACAAGGAAGTTGAAAGAGATAAGCAACGTATTTGGAAACAAAAGTATGAAATGATAGAAGGAAGATGTATTCTTAATGAAGGGATATATAACGGTAATGGGGTATTAATAGAGCCTATAAATGTAGATGTAGATTTACAATTAAGTGGTATTCCTTGCTATGTAATTATCAATGATGGATTAAGTGGAGACCCGTTCGGAGAATCTGATGTAAAAGAGCTACTAGACAATCAAATCCAATACAACAGGCTATCGAGTGAAGATGTAGACACACTTAGAAAAGGTATGGATAGGATAATCTATGGAGTAGATATAGACCCAGAGGCATCGGAAAACTTCAAGCTAAAGCCTGGAGCTTATTGGGACGTACCGACAGACCCTACAGCAGAAAATAAACAAGCTACACTAGGTACAATACCAACAGACTTTGGATATGGAGATAAAATAGAAAACTCTCTAAAACGTATCAAGTCAGATATGTACGAGATGTTAAATATTCCAATGTTATCAAATGATGAATTAAAAGGCATGATGACATCAGGCAAAACTATGAAGGCGCTATACTGGCAACTTATTACTAGATGTGAAGAAAAGATGATGGCATGGCGACCTGCTTTAGAGTGGTTAGTAAGAGCTATCTTAGAGATTACAGAAGTATATAACATAGAGAAATTGCCACAGCTTGATTATACTGTTACAGTCGAAAATAACTATCCTTTACAGGAAGACGAGAATGAGGAAAAGACATTAGACCTACAACAAGTAAATGCACAGGCTATGTCTAGAAAAACATTTATTAAGAAATGGCAAGGTGTTACAGATGATGTGGCCGATGCTGAAATAAGACAAATAGCATTAGAAAGAGAAATGCTAGAAGAAAGTTATGTATCTGGAATGAGTGATCCAGTTGAATAATTTTTTTAGACAAAAGAATAAAACTGAAAAAGAGATGACTAGAGAAATAAAAAAAGCATATAAAAGAGTAGCAAATAATCTAATTAAAAGATTAGCTCTAGTTAATCCAGATACGATGACATATGACTATTTAAGACAAACTGCTAAGTATCTAGAAAAGGAATATAAGAAGCTTAATAAAAGACTTAATAAAGATATAGAAAAGGCTATTGTAAACACCGTAGAAGGCTATACACAAAGCCAAGCAGAGTTTTATAGTGATTTATATAAACCTCTTTCTAGTAGCTTTGAAGATATGTTTATAAAAGTAAACAAGCAAGTTTTAGACAATGTTATTACAGGTAAAATGTATGGAGACAATATAAAACTTTCTGAAAGGCTTTGGAGTAACCATAAGAAAACCGTAAAGACAATAAACGATATACTTACAGATGGATTTATTACTGGTAAAAACAGTAAAGATATAGCTAAAGACTTAGAGGTTTATTGTAATCCAGATTATTTAAAGGAATACGAAAAGTTTACTATTCATCCTAAAAGTAAAAATAAGGTTGAATTTAATAGTTATAGATTAGCAAATACATATATAAATCATGCATACCAAGAAGCAACAAGGCAAAGTGCTAAAGGAAATCCATATGTAGAGAAAATAGAATGGTTGAGTGGAACAGATGATAATGTATGTGATTTATGCAAAGAACGAAATGGAAAGAGGTTTAAGGTCGAGAATATTCCGCTCGACCATCCGTGACCATTAGGACGATGTACATTGTTGCCAGTTATAGAAGAGAATTTAGAAGATATAGCTAGTGAACTAAAAGACTGGGCAAATGGTGGTAAAAATGAAAAGCTTGATAAATGGTTTGAAACATGGGAGGTTAAGAAATGAACGAACAACAATTTTTAGATTGGTGTAAAGATGAAATTGTAAAGTACACTAATAATCATTTAGATAAATCAGACAACAAGCAAATAACGAAAGATGATGTGTTTATGGTTTGGTGTACTAAAGTTTTACAAAATAACAAAGCATTGTTAAGTACAACTTTATTTGACGGAATGTATTATGAATGTACATACAACGGAGATAAAAAAGAAATGTACGTAGATGCTTATAAAAAATGGGAGAATTATAAAGTTGAGCAAAAATAAGTATAGAAAAGAAGATTATGATTTGCTTTTAGGTATATATGCTTTTGTAGGAGTATACTTCTTAGCATATGCATTATTTTTAATATCATTAGCAATACTTCATATACCTATATCGAATATTATAGATTGGATGGGTATGGCTGTAATATCAATACTTAGTATTGTTTATGTGGTAAGATTGCATATAAAAAGAGCAAAATCAATAAAGGATAAGGAGAAAATATGAGAGATTTATTACTTTGTGAAGGATAAAGTGTTTACTATGAGATTAATATTAAATTTAAAAACAACAAGCGTTTTTACTTATAATAAAACAGGTATTACTTATAAAGTAATTAGTAATAAATTTATATATGAGCCTGTGTGCATATTTAGAGTAAGACACGATTTAAGAGTTAAAATAAAGAAATTTTTAATAAATTTGATGCTTATAAGAAATGGGAAAATAAAAAGATTGTGAGATAATATTTTTATGGATGATAAATCAATAAAAGAATTAATAAAAGTATTAGAAAAAATAAGTAATAGACTATGGTGGATAGCACTTTGGTTAGCGCTTACATATTTTGGCCTGTAAAGGCTTATTTTTATGTCTTTTTTTAGTTTACAGACGTAAAAGAATAAACTATTTACTAAAAAATAAGAGATGTAAACTCGTAAAAAACGTAATTTGGAGGTAAAACATGAAAAGAGATTTTTTAAAAGATTTAGGCTTAGAAGATGAAGTTATAAATAAAATCATGTCAGAGAATGGAAAAGATATAGAAAAACACAAGACAGATAGAGATGCTTACAAAACTAAATACGAAGATACAAAGCAACTGTTAGATGATGCTAATACAACAATACAATCTTATAAGGATATGGATATAGAAGGTATTAAAAAGAGTGCTGAGGACTGGAAAACAAAATACGAAACAGATACAACAGCATTAAATGATAAAATAGCTCAACAGGAATATGACCATAAAGCTGATAAGTTTTTAGATAAATATGAATTCTCTTCAAATTTAGTAAGAAATGCAGTTTTAAACCAATTTAAAGAGAAAAAATTTAAATTAGAAAACGATGCTTTCTTAGGAGCAGATGATTTTATGAAGCAACTTCAAGAAAATGAGCCTGGAGTGTTCAAAACATCAAATCCAGCACCAGGAAATACTGGCGGAGCAGGTAACCATCCAAGATTTGGTGGAGGTACTGGAGTAACAAAG